GCCTTCTGGTACGATGCCGTACACCTCAGCGCCGGGCATTTTTTGCACTACGCCAAGAAAATCCCGGCGCATTCATCGACCGATCGCTCCGCATCAAAGGCGGAGCGGTTTGTCAGTTCGATGTAGCTGAAAGCCCCCTCAGCTCGCCCTCAAGCTGGGATACTTTTGCTTCAAGCGTCCTGATCATGCCGAGCATTTCTTTTGCCGCCTCGACAAGAACAGCAACGCCCACACCAGCTGTATCAAGTGCTAGAACGTCCTCGATGACCGTTCCATCAGGCAATTCACGTTCCGCTTCAACAACGGGAGCGCTGCCCGGAACGGCTTCGTTTGCATCTTGAGCAATAAGCCCCACGCCAAAAGCTTCACTGTCTATACGTTGCCACGTACAGCCGTTTAGCTTCGCCAGAGCTTCTAATGCATTCGGGATGGTCTGGATATTTTCCTTCAGGCGTCTATCCGATGAATTTACCCATGCCCCATTCAGAGCGTAAGCCGATCCGTCGCTGCGATAAGCCCAATACTTCTCGCTAACAGTATACCCGCGATATGCAATAATTCCTTGATTAACATCACCTTTATCTTCAGCAAGGAATGAGAAACTCATGCCAGTAGTTCCGGCTCCGCCTTGTGTTGTACTGGATATGACGCCGCCAGTTGAAGGAGGCAAACCTGCCCACGGGTTATTAGCCTGCACGAGCATACCGGGGCTTTGAACGCTTGTAGCTGGCTGGAAGATCTGACGACCTTGCCACGTGTTTACAGCATTCAACACGGGAACAGTAGAACCGGTCGTTCCAATATCTCTTGTTGATGCCGTTCCCAGACCAAGTGTCGTTCGCATTGCCGCAGCGCTTACACCTGCCAGAAGGGTGCGGGCAAAGGCCGTCAGCGTTGTTACCGCTGCTGCACCCGTGCCGGTGTAATATGTCATGCGATCCGCAGCACCAGCCAAAGCGAGCATAGCCGCCGCCGCGTTACTGATATCGCCCAAAGCAGGATTGCCCGATGCATCAGTACGGAAAATCTTATTCGCAGCGAGAACCAGAGCGGCAAGATCAGCCAGATTTCCATTAGGGTCCTGGACACCCAGATCAGACTTGTTGACGAGGCCCAGAGAGCCAGCACCGGTGAAAATCGGAACCATGTCCATGGTGCCGGCCAGTTTGGAAAACGACTGAAGATTGCCGCTCGACATCGCTGCCAATAGGGCCGCCAGCGTACCGGTAAAGCGCGAGTTGTCAGACTGAAACCTGATACGGGTTGCATAGGTACCAGCTGCGGCAGCGGGTGCGTTTTGCACCAGCACACCACCATTTCCATCGGCATTGATGCTTTCAATTGGCAGAACAAGCCCGCCCGGCGTCATGATTGTGTCGCCTTCGCGGACAGGCGCAAGCAAGAGCTGCGCATTCGTGGCCGTAAAGTTCTTTGAACCAGACGTGAGCGTTAGAGTGCCGATCACCCAATCTGGTATAAACTTGTCGAAGTTGTCAGCCATTGGCCTTAGCCTTTGATTTTACAGCAGGTGCGGAAACCGTCTGCACCGACTGGATTTCGATAATCTTGGCGTTCGCTGCCTCTAGCCGTTGCGCCATCTGGTCGCGCTCCTGCTCAAGGCGCGTCTTTTCCAAAGCGAATTCTTTTGCCTGTTCTTCCAGCTGCTTAAGAAGTGCGTCCTTCTCACGCGTGAGGATCAGGATTTCGTTGACGTGATTGATAGATCGGCTTGTCAGGAAGTCATTCATTGCACGAGCTTCATTGAGCATTGCCAACGGGTCGATTTGGACGCGCTGAGGCTGCGCCGGTTGAGTTTCCGTCGTGTCAGTCATGTTGATTTTCCTGATTGATTAGATCTGTGTTGCACCGAAAACGTAATACCGAACGCCTAGCGGGTCTGGCATCGTATACTGCCATCCATTGTTAGCCAGAACGTCGGTAGGCGCTCCGGGCGATAGATGAATGATCATTCTTGTTGGCTCAACAACCGTTGTCATGCAGTAATTCGACGTTCGCCAGGATACGACGTTCCCCGGTCGCAATGACCGATAATATCCCTGCGCCATCATGCCGGGCCAATTTCCGATCACCTTGGGGAAGATGAACATTCCTGAAGGGTTCGGGAAATTCACAATCGCCGCATGTGTTCCGAATAATGGATCAAGGCTGTTTGCAGCCGAGAAACTGTTGATAGATATTGTTCCCTCATCCAGAATGCGAACCGATGGGAAGCGCGTATCAAGCAATATATCATTGCTGCTGGGGTTGGCGTCGTTTGATCCAGGCATTTTGACTTGCACATCATTGAATACCCGCCGCATGACCTGATTGCCGCCACTGGTCAGCCCTTCGGTGCTGGTCGCGTAAACCATGTATTTGCAGCCGACCGCATAATCACCTTCATTGTAGAACGTGATCCCGTTCGCATCGATCTTGTAATAGAACCGGCACTCACGGCCAGACCGGCTGACTGTCGGGTCAACAGGCGGGATTGAATACTGCCAGCCGTCATATCTCAGAATGGCATCAAGGAACATTGTCGGGTGCAGGCTGACAGATGCCCTGTTCGGGCGGTAAAGAGTGCCACCTGCAGGAATGATCGGCGTCTCATCCATCATGATGCACATCATCGGTGCTTTATTGGAATTGATCATCAGACCGCGCGGGTTCGTCGTATCAACGGTGAAACCACGCCGGGCAACCTTCACCTCCTGTCCTGATATCCTAACGACTTCCTGTCCCGGCACGGGTGCCGCGTTCGGGAATGGCAAAGGCACATTCATCTGTGCTGGAAGATCCCACTGACAAGACAAAAGGCGATATGTGTTTCCGCCGATGTTCTGCACATAAGCCTGCTGTGGGCCGGTGTAGTTCGTCGCTTTACCGACCCATCCCGAATAATTGAAATCGGTATGCAGCTTGTCATAGTTATTCGAGATATTAACCACCTGCTCGCTGGACGGCGTGACGCTGGCAACGACCGAATTGTAAAGCGTTCCAATCGAAAACAGCTGCTGATTACCCTGCGCGCCATTGAAGTCGAACAGCTTCACACGGTCATTGTTGTCGATGAGTTTGATCTCAAAGACAGGGATCATCCCGCCAAGTTCAGAAAAACGGGGGAATATCTCGTAATAGCCCCAATATCGCGCTGTGTTGCCCGTGTTGCGCATTACAGACAGGCCGCGTGTCGCAGTTGCTGCGTTGTTACCTTCAAGAACGTAGGCAACCCCCTGGAACACGTTCGTATTCGATGGGTAGTTAGTTTCATTGAAGCCCTGCCAGAAAAAGTTCTTTCCGAACATATAAGAGAGGTTCTGCCCCTCAGTCGTCAGATAGAACTTTGAATAATCGGTGGCTGGGATCGTGGTCCATTCGGCGCTGTCGTCACGCACGACGGCAACCACCGGGCCGAAGCCCGGCTTATGACCGATTGCAAGATGGCTCATAGTGTAAAAAGCCTCAAATCGCCGAAGTTGCCATATCCCCGGAGGATCAGGGATCCGTTCCGAGCCTGAAGCACGTCAAAGTAAGCGGTTCCGACGTTGATAACAGCGAGTGTCAGTTCACCGTTGATGTATGCGAGTGGCGTGTTTCTGTTGCCAGCACTCGAAACGTAGAATTCGCTGGCGTCAACGATTACGCGGGATTTACCGCCGCCTATTGCTTCAATGAAGATCGCTGCAGATACCGGATCGCCTCCAGCAGTCGCAGAAACGCTTAAAGCAATTCGCGCCAGTGAGCCGCCCTGATTGGCTTCCGTGAATACTCGGAAATAGCCATCGGCAGACACGCCGTTCACTCGGGCAGACACCTGAGTTACCGACTGTGACAGTGCGGAAACCTCTGTTGCGGTAGCCTGAGAAAGCTCTGTGACCTGTGCAACATTGGTCTGTAGCTGAGCCGTCAATTGTTCAATCGAAGTTACCTGAGCTTGACGCTCTGATGCTTCGGCAAGGATCAACCGTTGATAATCAGCCCTGCTCTCTCCGAACTGAACGCTTACGGTCTCGCGGATGCCCTGCATCTGCACTGAGCTATCCGCCATGTTGTCGGCAAGGATTGTTGAAACCCTTGTGACCTCATCACGGATATACCGCACATTCTCGGCTTCCTGCCTCCATACCTCTTGAAGGCTTTCGTTGAAGTCCCCGATATTGAACGGATAAAGGTCTTTCCCGCCTATTCGAATGTCAGGAGTGAGGACTGCAAACCATTCTGACCATTGGAAAGGAACACTCCCCTCATATGAGCCATAACGCGCCCTGACCCGATAAGGGGTCGCCGGGAGCATTGCGAATGGTGCGATTTTGTCCTGGTTCAGCGCTACGTTGAGGAAATATCCGTTATCGACGCGTGAGAAGTCAGACGCGAGTTCAAGTTCGTATTCAACGTAATCAACGCCAGCAACCCCACCTTTCCACTTTAACAGGATAGCTGGGCGGCGCGGTTGGCCCTGCTCATCGGTAATAGATGATGGCTCAGCGCCAAAATCGTAAATCGGGGTCGGCAGCGGTCGCATCGGACCAAGCGCGCCATCAATCTGCGGTTTGTAATCACTGCTCTGCCAGTTGTAGTCAGCAGGATCGCATTCGGTGCAATCGATGAGAACGTTGCAGTTTTCAAGGATTTGAACGCCGTCGATTTTAAACAGCTTGTTGACATAGCCGTTTCTTGGCGACGTGAACGAGAATGTTCTCCCTGCCCGACTCCTTGGCAGATAAGCCGGCGGCAGTGTGAAGGTATGCCGGCGCTGTCTTAGACCATCCTCAAGACCAGACTTAAGCAGGCGCTGCACCTGCTCAGGGTAAGGCACGAAATCGAACGGAACATTCGCCATCAGACGCCGGCCACCAGCCCTTGCGTCGAGGTCAGGTCTGATAATAGGCGGTGCCGTCTTAGTGGCCCAACCATCGCCGGGGCTAGGATAAGTGCCGCTCATCCCCGTAACCATTTCAGCCAGCCCGAAGAATGGCGTGAACTGTTGGGTTTCGGTCGTGATAATCGTCTGGTCGTTTATTGCGAATTCTGGATCGTCTGGCTCGCCAAGGAAGATTTCATAAGAGCCGCCCACTTCCGATATCGAGCCTTGACAGGCTGTAAGAAGTGCCTCGATAGCTGAAGTCATCTGAGCTTCGACAGGGCATTCAGCTCCCGATCTGTACCGAGGAATGCCGTTCACATCGAGAACACGACATTTATTGATCTGTTTTACCCAGTTGGCTGCTGGAAGGCGAAATCCGGTAACACCCTGAAACCCGTATAGCCAGTTGCCGTTGTATCGGATGCCGCGGAACAAGTTGTAGAGCTGGACAGCTGGCATACTGTCGCCATCGCCACCCCATGTTGCTGGCTCAGTCCAGCGCTGAGTTCCGTTACCTCCTGCTGTGCTGTCTTTCGAAATATCGTATAGGCGCATCCCGTCGATTTCGAAGATGAAGCTCGGGAAGCCAGAAAACATGTTTTTCGAGACAAGAGCTGTGACAATTGCATATGCACAGCCATAACCGACACGGTTGCCGCCATAGTTCCGGTTTGCATTGGACGCGGTTGACGCAAGGAAGCTGTCTACAGCGGTCTGTGTTCCGTCATAGAACTTGATCCAGAGCGTATCAGTGCCATCAGAACGATATTCAGTAACCGGATATCCTCGACCGTCAGCATGTGGGCGATCAAAGTCTATTGTCACCTTTTGCTTATTTACCCAGAAGCCGCCTAACCCCTTTACCGGCAGATCTGCCAGACAAATGACCTGTGTTAGGTGTGCGTTCTTGGTATCGCCGTCCTTGCCCCACGTATTGGCCCATACAAGCGAACCAGCTGTCGCATGATATCCAAACGGGATAGAACGCGGGACATCGCCACCGCCCTGCAACTGGCCATTAACAGCGAACGACGGCTTTGCCTGTTTACCAGCACGAGATGCAGCGATCAGATTTAGAGTTACACCAACAGCCAGCTTTAGAAGCGTAGCGGTTGCGGCAGCAAGGAACGTTCCGGCGCCGAAGATCGCAGCGCCGATTGCAGAGAACAGAGCCATTCAAGCCACCTTATTTCAGGTATTTCACGAAATGCGTTTCGGCCTCCGCGTATCCGAGGCGTTCATAGATCGGTGAAACGTCATTGCTGGTAAGGGTCGCCATCGAAACAGCATTGCAGCCGAGTGAGGCTGCCCATTCTTCGTAAGATCGGAGCATCTTGATCGCTCCTGTCCCTCTGGCTTGCTCAGTTACAAACCAAACCGTCTCACGCGCCCACAGACCCGCACCAAAAGGATGCTGGCTGACAACAGCCATTAGGATGCCGACTGGCTCCCCTTGGGCTTCTTTGAGCAGAACAACTGCATTCTTCAGTTTGTGGTGATATTCGAACAGAGCCGAGGCGCTATCCGGACAGAAGGCAAAGGGGAACCGGGCCGCTGCATGGCTTTCTCTCAAAAGCTCAATGACAGCAGCCTTATCGGTATACTCGGATGTACGGATCATCAGAAAATCCCGAGAAATTTCTTTCTCTTCTTCTGGGTTTCAACCTTACCGCGCTCACTGCCCCAGAAATGCTCCCAGTCGCTCACCGTATCGGTATCGACAAAGAAGGCATCATTGGCGTTTCTGAGCCTTTGGTAAGCGTCTGAACGCGTTTCTGCGCTGGCTCTGGTGATTTCCTGCATATGTGACTTGCAGGAGATCGAAACCGAGCCCTCGTCGCCCTCTTTGGGAATATTGACATCAACTTTATCGACAAAGCCGACCCAGATAGCGGAAGCCGCTGAGACAATGCGACCACTGCGAGGATCGAACAACCCGCGATAGATTTCCACTCTCGCTTGCTGAAGATCGAAATCACGAACAATACGCTCGATCTCTGTATGTATCTGCGAGGCTTTAATCGTGCAGGCTTGCGCGGTCAGGTTCGCGACCATTGCAATAGGTGACACACTCACCAGAGTTCCTACACCGTAGAAATCTCGGTTGATCGTGACACCAGTATCCGGATCAAAGACAGGCGCCGTTACGTTCTCGACGCCTGACCAGATACCTTCCGTGACCGTTCCACCAGTAGCCCTATCCCTCGCAACAAACCAAGCGAAGTCCCTTATGACAAGCTGCCCGCTCGCAAGCTGGGCCTCAATGTCAGGCGTTACTTGCCACATGGCAACTCCTTAGAAGGATTGAACCGCGTCGAACGAAACAGAGGTGAAAGCGCCACCTTGGATTGAGTGCTTCAGGCTTCCAGGCTCTATCCGGAAGAAAGCAGACGCCCTGACAAGATTTACTGTCAAACCGAAGACAGCTGTCGTCGGGATCGGAGGATAAACCAGCACATCATTTATGACCCCAGCCGCCGAGGCGACTTTCGTTTCAATGATCTGGCCCAAATACCGATAAGGTTTCGCACCATAATCAAAGCTGAAGTAATCCCCCTCTGTGACGATGAAACCGCGAGGAAGCCCACTAAGTGTGATGCGATCATTATCGATCCCGATGCCCGTCATCGTGACGCCCGGAAGCCCTTGAACAGGATCGGAGAGCTTTGCTTCGTATCCCTTGATGAAGCCAGCATATCCAGCAATGTTGAGCGCGCCGGTTGCATGACGTGGTGCAAGCGCTGGATCAGCGTTTAGCGTCCAGTTATTGCCACCGTCGTTATACAAGCTGACGCTCTCAGCGCCGCGAGTTACAGAGGTTGTCGTTGTCGGGATGTACGATCCAATTTCGACGCCGCCCGCTTCGTGCTGACCACCCCAGAAGTATGACATGCTTGTCCCGTCGCCGGTAACGGTTGGACGACGGGTGTCAGACATACTATTTGCCGGAGCGATAAGAATACCGGGTTGCCCGGAGGTGCCGCCCGCTGTCCCATCACCTTCCATAAGCCATGTGCTGTCAATCATCATCCAGCCATCAGGCAATAGCTTTGTCTTGACAGAAACCGCAGACGCCAAGCTTGAAACCGCGACCCGATCAACCAGATCGATATTTACATATCGGCTTGAGGTCCCCGTTGCCCCGCCCGGCATCCACAGCTGATAGTATCGCCATGCCCAATAGCATCCGAAGATGCGAATAGAGACACGCTGACCAATGCCGGGAAACGTGAAGAACTGATATAGGTAAGACTGTGAAGCTGTCGCGGGTGGTCCCACCGCCGTTGCGAACGTCGAACCATCTGGCGCGAGAAACGTCGTGGGCTGCCTCAGAACGCCGTTACCGACAGTCCATGGCGATGCCATCAGGTTTCCTGATTGCAAGCAAAGGTTAGTTCTTGCCGTCGGCTCCGACATCAACCCGAGAGGCTTTGCAGATGGGCCGGTCGTGGTCTTTTTGTAGCTGGTAAAGGTGCTTGTCGGTAAAACTGAAATCTCAAACTGACATTCCGAGACGAAGTATCCGTCTATGCCGTTGAAATCATAGTTTGTCGTGTTGTTCCCAGCCGGATTAGCGGCATAGATTTGATTGCCGCTTGTCGTGGTTCCTTCTCTGATTGCGTGAGTGGCAGTTATCCGCCAATAGCCTTCCCCCAAATCCTCAATCGTGGTGCTGATCAGGCTGGTTGGAAAAGAAGTTCCAGCTTCAAGATTGTAATACACAAAGCCGAGAAATCCCTGAGTATCCCAGCATCTCAATGCCAATCTGGTTGTGGTCGGCCCGTCAGACGCAACAACCATACTGTGCGTACATTCTCGCCTGAATGGAACCGCCGCAAATGTCCGGTTATTTGTTATCTGATGCGACACCTGTGTTGCTGTGTTTGGCGTCAGGCGCGTGAACTGCCTTCCATTCCAGACATGCGCAAGCGTCGGTACAAACCGTGTAGCGGTCCACTGTGTCGAAGTCAGGTTTTCGGACGGCCACGTCAGGTTGATTTCAGACGGATCGTAAGCGAAGCGCGGATTATTCGCCGCTACGGTTTTAATGAGACCGTCAGCATCGAACACGGTAGCTGTGCCCGAACGCGTGACGAACATCGCACCATCAGCATTAACCGTTGCGCCTTTGCGGGTGAACGTCTTGGTGAGCATATCACCCTTGGCCGAAACTTCACCGACGACGTTGCCCGGCCACTGGCCGTCAGGATAAGCCGCCGGAAACTCAGCACGGAAATCCCATGATACAAATGGGACAATCGATCCGCGCAAAGCGTTCAGCTTGGCTTCAAGTGCCATTGCTCGCCGGTGCGGCATCGGCATAGTTGTGTAACTGGCTTTCCAAACTGGCCCGCCAAGTTCAGCAGCGTAGACGCTCCCGCCTGCCGAGCGGCTATATTGGTCACGTCTCGTCAGGATGAACGACTGATCCGCGATAGGAGCAAGGTCCATCACGCCGGAAACAGGAGCGACTTCTGCCATGTTTTATGTCCCGAACTTGTAGTTTTCTTGTTCAGCCTGCCGAACGGCATTGACGGCACGAGCATCAATTTCCCGGTCCATCCGAGCGACTTCCGCCCGGAAAGCGGCGACTTCGTCACCTGTGCCCTGGAAGTTGTAGACCCGGTTATCTACGTACCCACCTGACACACCAGTGCTACCAGACAGGGTTACTGGGATCGAACGACCGTCAGGAAGTGGAACAGCCGCTTCCGGCCCGGCCTCACCGAAGATTGCAGGCTTGTCACTGATGCCGCCGGTTGCAAACAGACCGATAGAGCCTTGTCCAACCTGGCTTGTCAGCGAACTATTCCACCCGCCGCCGCCACCGCCGAACAAACCACCGCCGACAACTCCGAGAAGGTTCTTGAAAAGGCCGTTAATTGCCTCATCCAGAGCCATTTGAATGAGTTTGTCACCCAACTTACCCAGAGCCCCGATAAGCGCGTCCATGGCCGATTTACCAGCCAACAAATCGGATACGAACGTCCCCGCGAAGTCCCGAACAGCATCTTTGGCAATGCCGATCTGTTCAGTGGTCTTTACAAAGGTCGCGTAGGCTTGACCGCCTGCGCTGTCCATCTCGATACCGGCTTGCTTCAGGTCGGAAGCAATGCGCTGATCAATAGGCGAACGGAACATCTGCTGCCGCTCGAAAGCGGCGTCTTCCATCAACTGATATTCGGCGACCTTAGTTGCCAGCTGCCCATATTTTTCGGCAAGCGCATCGAGCTGGGCGATCTGCTCAGGCTTAAGCTTCAGTCCTTTCTTTTCGGCCTCTTGCAAGGCCTCAAGCTTCAATCTCAGGACATCGGCTTCAATCGCGTTCTTGCCGACCAGTTGAGCTTCAAGCTCCATCTGGGCGACACGGTCTTTTGCAGTGCGGAGAAGATCGTCCCAAGCCTTTTTGAGCTTGGCGGCAGCTTTGCTGTTATCGTTTGCGGCGACGTTCAAACGGCTTAGTTTGTCCGTAAGGTCAACAACGGGCTTATTGTCAATGCCGAAGTCTGCGAAACCTTCCTTGAACTTCTCGCCAGCGAACTCGAATTGAATTCCAGCGAAAGCGCCAAAGTCTGCAGCGTCTTTCTTAAGGTTCGATATGGCTTCGTCAAAGCCGCCGAAAGTCAGACCAATAAGCTGAGCGATAGGACCGAATGTTGCCTGGGTCGCACGAAGGATTTCAGCCATCGCCAAGAGCCAAGCAGCTTTCATTCCATCAGTAAGGCCGAGGAATGCCGCCCGAACCCCAGCCATCAGAGGCTCCATCCGGCCAACAACCTTTTGGAAGGCCTCGCCCCAATCCTCGGAAGCTTCTCGAGCTTGAATAAGCATATAAACGAGCTGACCGAGGGCGACAGCGATGGCGCCGATACCTGTTGTGACGAGAGCCCCTGCTACGGCTTTCAATGCGCCAGCGAGTCCAACAGCGGCTAATCGAGACAGGCCAAAAGCCGCCACCATTGACCCGCCGTATAGCGCAGTCGCTGTACCCCCGATCACAACCAACTGCTCGAGGTTGTCAGCTACCCAAACTAAGCCGTTACCGAGCGTCTCACCCGCTCCGGTCAAGGCATCCCACTTACCAACGAGCAGCATTATGGCGTTGCCCATCTGAGTTAAGCCGTCATTGATTGTGGCTGACATGTTGCCAGAACGCGTCTCTAAATCCTCCATCGCCTTGATGAGGATTTTCGCAATGATGTCGCCGGTAAGCTTTCCTTCGGCACCAAGCTTCAACAAACCTTCTCGGTTCGTGTCAAAATGAGTGGTTAGAAGATCTGTTACCACGCCACCTTTCGCGATGACCGTATTGAGTTCCTCGCCACGCAGGGCGCCTAGCGACATCGCTTTAGCCAAGGCCGTTTGAACTTGAAGAGCCGTTTCGCCTTTTGCGCCAGAGATCGTCATGGCGTTGTTCAAGGCAGACGTGTAATCGAGGACCTGCTGAGTGCTATAACCCAATTCCCGCATAGATGACGCATTAGCCAGATACCCTTCGGCTGTTTGGCCGAGGCTGGCATATGTAGTGCGAGATATCGCGGCGATGCGATCCATGACCGCACCACCCTTTTCAAGGGAACCAGCCGCGTCATTAACGCGACCACGCAAATCCGAGAATTCCGAAGATACATCGGCAAGCATCTTTATGGAGAATGCACCGAACAAACCAACCGCTGCCGTTTTTAATAGATCGAAGCCTGTCGCTGTTTGTCGTGCACTGTCACCGATCTTTTTAACCGAGCCCTCAACCTTTGGTCCGCGCTCTGCCAATTGGTCGAGCAGTGAAATCGCTTCACGGACTTGGGCAAAGTCGATCTTAATACCAAGTGTGGCTAGATCATCCATTGCTTTGCCTTTCAAACAGACGTGAGTTATCGTCCCGCCCGTCATCAGCGGAGGGATCTATGCGTTTTGTTTTGACTTTATTAGCGGTTACGGCGACTTCATCAGCATCCGCCTCGGATCATGCTATTGACATATCTAAGGCCATTCAAAAGTGCTGGAATGCGCCTGCTGGCGTTGAAGGACGAAGCTTGTCATCTACCTTCGAAATTCAGATCGGTGAGAACGGGTCTGTTGTTGATATAAAGGCCACAAGAACACCTGCGGGCAATGACGGCAAGGTATTCACGCTTTCTGCGTCTCGAGCTATCGAACGTTGTGCTCCATATTCGGACCTTCCGAAAGGAAAGGTGAAGGTCACGTTCAAGACGCCTATTGGTAAAGCGCCAATAGATCCGTTCAAATAAAAAGGGGCCAGTTGGCCCCTATTTCTTTTTAGCTTTAGCTTCCAATCGTTTTAGCCTTGCATCCCAGTCGCCCTGCCATCTGTCCGCCTTTGCTCGCTTAACGAGGCTGATAGCTTTTGGAATGTTGCCTCTCTTCTCTTCAATAATCGAATATTGCTTAAAGCAGTAATGCCCCGGAGGTCCGGTAAACCGCTTGTCTTTCATGAATTCATATGCTGCCAGCTTGCTTAAAGCTATCGATGCCTCGCAAGCTTCGATGGCTCGATCCAATGCGAAGTCGTCAGTATCGCGCCACTTGTAGAACAGCCTGCATTTAGCTTGCTCAGCGAAATGTTGAGACAACACAGGCATGTTAACCGATGGCATTGAATTCATTTTATCTGCGATCTTATAGGCTGTGAAACGAGTAGGTTCTTTATTAACCCACCCGATCAAAGAAGTTAGGAAAAAGAGCGCATCGCCTGATGATGTGGTTATGACAGTGTCGTCCAAACCTGAACCGCTGAACCCCATCGGCTTAAATGCTTGACGAATTACGTTTCTATCTTGCTCAGAAAGAACATCATGCCACCACTCACCTAAACCGAAATACTCAATCGACCCACCGGACCGCGCCTTTTCTTTAGGCTTAAACAAATTGAACATAGCTCACCCTACCCCCGCGCTGACTAACGAAGAATATGAGATAACATTCAACCAATTCGCGGGAAAGGCGCTTGCAGAGCTACTTTCCAAACATTGCCCCGAAGATTTCCGGGGTCATGACGTGTCCTTCAACAACGGGCTGTGGCTCCGGCTCTCCGGCCTTTTGCCGTTCAGCCTTTTCCCGCGCTGCGATGATGACAGCCTTATCCATGTCTCGCAGCACCCGATATTCCCAAGGATAGATCGCAAGACCCATCATGTCGGAATAGTGCTTCATGTCTGACCATGAAATCGGGGATACTGCGAAACCGGAAGCATGTCGCCCGTCTGACAGGTCCATGTACCAACGCCAGAGATACTGAAACGCGGAAGGCAGTTCGGGCAGGTCTTCGATATCGGCGCCTGGCCTTGTGAATGCTGCTTCCGCGAATTCTATTAGCTCTCCGGCGATTTCGGCAAAAAATTTGAACGATCCGCGATGAAGGTTTCAACCTGCTCGCGCAGCCAGCTGTATTCACCATTCGAATAGAGCCTACGGGCTTCGTCGGGTGTGTATTCGAGTGGCTTCTTCTCCCAGTAGAGATTTTTCCAGCCGACAGTCAGGGAAACGAGCTGGTCAAGGGCTTCGCGCTCAATGTCTTCAACACGCATCTTCTTTTTGCCAGCGTTCATCCGCGCATTGAGAAGCTTCCGAGCGTGCTTCTTGTAAATCTCGCTGTCCTGACCGTGCAGAAGGATGACGAACGGGCCATCTTTACCCTTAAGAACTTCGCCGGTCGCTGGATGACGGATTTCACATTCCGTTGCATCCAGATTGATTTTGATCTCCGATAGATCGAACATGATAGCCTTTCCCACAAAAGAAAAGCGGAGCCGAAGCCCCGCTGCTGATTTGGTTACTGATCCCGACCTTACGGGAGTGTGACGACGTTCGAATTTACTTCGATAGTCATCTGACTGAGGTCAACCGTGTTTGCCTGACCGCCCTGACGCTGATTGGTCATTGCAAGGCCAACGAATGCTTGTTTCACGCCCGAAGACCATTCGATCTTGAACGCATAGTTCTTGTTCGTGGCTGCTGCTGCGATGAAGGCGGTCTGACCGGCATCACCGGGGATAACAGCGAAGTTGTTCTGCATGGAACCGGCGTTCTTGGTCCCCTTCTGCTTCACGTCACGTCCACGGTTGATGAGCGGCGTGGTGATGACGGCGGCATTGTCACCGATCTGACCGCAGGTTTCCCAGCCGTCGATTTCAACCCAGTCTTCGGGGTCAACTGATGCGAAGTCGGCAGCAACGAAGTCAGTCGCCTGATCATCCTTCTGCGGACCAATGAAAATCTTACTATCTGCAACTGCAAAGAGTGCCATGGTTAGCCTCGTTTTCTGTTAGTCAAAAATCCGCCAGCCTATGGAAACTGGCACTTGCACCCTGTCAGCCGTGATGGAGATCGCTCCGATTTCCGGCCTTCGCGGGATTTCAATCCGCTTCCCACTGACAGGGATTGTCGTGCCGGATTTGAAATATTCGATAAGGCTTCCCGCATGAGCCATCATCACAGGCTCAGCCACCGTCTTCGCATTTACTGGATAGACGAAGTTAGCCTGCAGGATGCCTTGAAGCTGATGGATGCCGCCATTGTTGATCGTCAGCCTGGCTGGCGTATTCCGAAGCAACGTGATCCGGATGTAAGGCGATTGCCCCGGTTCGAACTTCTGAAGAGGATAGACGATTGTCTGTCCCCCTGGCGGCGTCCACTGGCTTAGATGGGTGTAAAGAGCCCTCAGGACATTTGCGTCAATATCTGGGGTTGTCATGCTGCGTTTGCCTTTTGTGCTTTTTCGCTGGCCGTCTGGCCTTTCCAACTACTACGAACCTGTGCGGCCGCTTTAGATACGTGTTGAGGCCAGTTCTGCCAAGCAAGGCGAACCATTCCAGCTCCATCCTGATAGTAATACCGGCCCAGACTGTCCTCACCGTCGAAGCCGTATTCAATGCGCATCGCGTAGATCGCGCCAAAGCCGAGATAAATGGTGTCAGTCGCCTTGGCTGCATCGATAGCGCCAAGTCCTACCCCGGTATCGCCTACGCTGATCGGGCCAGATACAGACGCAGAGAACGATCCTCTGAGGTATCCGGTATCAACCGGCGTTCTCTCAAGGATATCTTCGGCCAAAAAGTGAACCGCTGTCTGAAACACGACTTGCTGTCGGCGCTTGGTCCGCTCCACCCATCCGAGGAGTTCAGATGAAAAGCTCATGCTGCCCTCGCCATGTAGTTAAGCCGAACCGAAAAAGTGCAACGACAACCAGCCGTCTGACTTGCGCCCGCCCCTAGTGAGCTGTCGCATGGGTGCATCATCTGTGAGCCATCTGGCATGGTGAAAGGCGTATCCAAGCCTGTAATCTCCATGCCGTTCATTGCTGCATGTTGATCACGCGTCCGGTTGTCCCGTGTGGCAATCCATTTCTTAGTCGCTTCGTTCGGGTCCATGCCGGTTTCATCAGCCATCTGGGCATATGAAGACCGCTTGCCACTGTTCAAAGCTTCTGTTGTTTCGGTTCGTGCAACCATCTCAGCGCGGGAGCGTAGAAGCCTGTCCGAATATCGGTTCAGTATCTTCTCAATTTGCTCCTGTGAGAGCGATTGCTGTCCGCTTATGGCTTTCTCTACTGCACGATCAAAACGCCTGTCCCTGCGCGTCCTTGTGAGAAAACGACGTAATGCGGCGGCGTCTCCGCTCTCCAGTTCGGCTCTGGCCCGGTCTACCCAGTCAACCTGATTGCTTGCCAGAGTGAGCAAGCCACCTTCCCGCTTGCCTGTGGCTGGGTTTATTACACCCATCAATCGAGATGCCGTCCGGCGAGGATTTCGCCCCTCTGCCAGCCCTTGAGTAAGTACACCGCGAGCCACGCCCTCCATTTCAGAGGTCATTCCCTGAATGCGCCCGGTTATCTGGCTCTGTAGACGGCGCTCAACGACCGGGTGACGCACATCAAAGCGGAATGTGATCTTGGCGCCTGATGGGCCTCGTATGATCGGCATATCCGATACTGCAGAACGTCCAGCCGCTTCGAATGCTTCCGTGACCGATAAGTCGAACGGACGGAATGCAGCGGCACTGATGTTCAGCGCTCGCATGGCAGCTTCGATATCATTCGCAATCAATGCCCGCACAACAGCCTGATAATCAGCGCCATCGGTCACGTTATCCATCGCCTGACGGAATGCATCGCGAAGCTTTGGCTCGTATGTTTCCGTCAGATCATGAAACTTGCGGGTCAGTGATCGTGACGGGCGACGTGCCATGGCTAAACCTTTCCAGCGAACGGGAAGTAAACAGGTATTCCGGCAGGGCTAAGTGGTGTGCAACCTAGCACTGTCAGTGTTTCGCCATTGACGATCACATTGTCTGTTGGCTTTGGCGTAATGCTGTCCAATCCCGCCGGGCCAGATAGCTTCATCATCTGAGTTTCCATGATCCCGAACCGAACGTTCTGCATGATCAGGTTGTCATCAAGGCGGATATCAAAAGCTTCAATCGTGCCTTTGGATGCTGGAAGCATAGCAACCCGGGCCGAGAATTTATGTTCAACCGGCTCTCCCGGCTCCCAAGGGGTCGCGCCATCTGGGGCAACCCACCTGACAATCTCGCAAACAGTGCCAAACTTATCCAGAAGTCGGCGGACAGTAGCTTGCGACTTCCCATAATTGAACGTTGCCATGTCATCCAACCGATCTGATGAAGACGCATGACGCGTTCACATCACGCAGATAAGGTGCAAGCATCCCATCCACCGTTGAAATCAGCGGCGTGAGCGATACAGCACCGTCGGGCTGCGGCCCCGCGTACTGAACTTCAAGTTCCCCAACCTTCTCACGAGTTACTGCGCCCGAGACTGACCCGACCACACTAAGGCTGCCGGGGTTTGTTGCATCCTCATACGCTGCAATGAAAGACGCATAGATGACCGCCTGCGGCACTACATCGGTCGGGATAGCTGTACCCCGCAAAGATGCACCAATACGCGGCCACGCCCGTTCCTGATCGAATGTGGCTATGCGCCCAATAAACCGATCCCCATACACCGCATCGATATACTGGCTTCCACGCTGACGAAGGACGGCGGGAGACGGCGCGTCAGTTGGCAGCGTATAGCCATTATCGAGCAGCCATTGTGTGAACTGTTCGTCCGTTCCGTATCCCGCCATGTGCTTATTCCGCCAGTTTAGCGTCGATCAGTTCCTGAAGCTTTTCATTGCTGGCGTTCCGGGCATACTCGATGCCAAGCTCATCAGCCTGTTTCTTCAGTTCATCACGGTTGTTGATTTCGGTCTTGCCAGCGCCATCGCCATCGATGACTTCATATCGGCCTTCCCATCCCTTCGGCTCAGACTTGAGCGTCAGTTCGGTGCCAACAGCAATTTCGCCCTGAACACCATAAATGCCGGGTTTCGTGATTTTCACACGCATGATTTGATCCTTTCCGGATGAGAGCGCCCCGCACGATGGCGGGGCAACTTCATCAGTTGACAACAGTGCTGTAGAACACGCCGGACTTGCCGTTGAAGTCCGCACGGATTTCAAGGCCCATCGCTCCCATCACCAAGAACTGGTAGTTATCGGTCGGGTTGAGACGAACCTTTGCCGTGGTATTCACGGCCATGCCGATCAGCGGACGGATGTAGTCAGCATTAGGCACGAAGCCAAAGAACTGATTGCCGGTCAGCTCGTATGTGATCGCGATCTTGTTGATACGGCGGTTCTTGGCAAGGAATTCGAAGATCGTACCACCCTTGAAGCCTTCAGCACTGGAATAGGACTTATCCCATGCGCGTCCAATCTCAGGAGAAATGTAGATATTCACCTTACCAGTGATCAAGTTCGCATCCAGCATGGCCCCGAATGGACCAGAGAAGAATGCGTCGAGCTGATCAGGCGTTGCCGTGGTCAGATCGATGTTTGCACCGCCTGCAGCCGACCCAAGGTTAATGGCCTTAGAGAACGGCGAAGTGCGAATGCCGTAACCCGAATAACCCTGCACCGTGATCGAAGCATCACCATCGAGCGCATAGAGCGCCATATCGCGACGAAGTTTGGCGGTGTGTGCTTCCTGATCGTCCGACAGAGCATCGAAGTTTTCAGACTGCAGGGTATTCCACTCACGCCATTCACGGCCATAACCGGTCGAGAAGATAGGCACAGGAGAACCGCGGTAGTCATAAACTACCTTGTCGAGCGGTACAGGGACCTGACCAGAGAGGGAGCGCACTACCGTACCGGCATCAGACGACACACGGTTGAGATGGACAAGCTTGCCGATGTTCACCGGCTTAGCCAACGGCATCAGATCAGCCATATAGACCTGACCTTCGTCGTTGCGCATTACACGGCGGGTGATGCCGTCAAGTTCAAGCCACGCATCGCGGGGAAGAACAGCAGCTGCATTGCGAACAGCTGCGAGCTGGTCTTCGGCATTGTGGAACCATTCACGGTCTGCCGATACCTCGTCCCACCAGCCGGCGTGAATACGCGACGTGTTGAGGAGCTGAGAAGAAAAATAGCGCATGTGATGTTGCTCCCTTACGCTGCTGCCAGATGGCCCTTAGCCGCACGGACACGTACGAGCTGATCAGAGCCAGAGGTGTTGTTGAATGCTTCTTCCGCAATAGCGATGATGCGGCTGTCAGCGGCGGCCACGATAAATTGCCCAGTGGCGTTCGTGGTGAGCTTGGCGCCCTTGGCGATATTCTGACCAGTCGGCACACGAACGTTGAAGAACTGCTCATCGAGCATTTCCATACCGATCATGCGATCACCTGCAGGCCATGCGTCATCTACGCCCTTGAGCGTAAGATAGTTGTCCTGAGCGATCAGGACCTTTTCATTGGTCGAAGCGCCTGCAATGGCAAAGCCGCCCGTACCGTTGAACACGACAGCGAGGCCAGGAAGCGTTACTGCGGCTGCAATACCTTCCTGAACCTGTGGCGTGGCCTCAGTGAAAGGGCCAGCGAAAATCTTGTTGTAACGGGCCATGGGTTTATTCTCCTTCCGGAACCTTGAAGCCTGGCTTATCGGAGCTTGGCTTGAACTGGCTGTTGAGCGGAGCTGCCTTGCCCGGTTCTGCCTTTGGGGCGAGTTCCTTCAGAGCATCCAGTGACAGGCTGTTTGCAACGGTTTCGGTCAGGAGGTTGGCTTTAACCACCTTCTCAACCAGACCGGCCTTTTCTGCCTGTTCCTGTGCCTGCTGATTGGCAACCTGTGCGGCCTGTGCATCGACCAGTGGCTTGATGGCAGCTTCGACAGCTTCCTTGATGGAGTTGCCGATGCCTGAGAACGCTTCCGAAAATTTCGTCTCAAGCGCCTCGAACTGTTCCTTGGTAACAGTCACGGGTTCATCCTTTCGGTTTGTGGTTGGTTCCCGCTCAGAGATGCCTACGGCTTCCAAAATCGCGGTTTTTACTTTCCCCCAGATAGCAATGTTCTTGCGGCGCTGGAGGGCCTCGATCAGACGGGAACCCGCCCAATCAATTTCTTGGTCTGCTTGATCGGTAAGATCGGAATTGATAACCTCGACCTCTTCCTGCTCACCCTTGGCGTTCACGAGCATTCCGACACCCTGATCAGGTGTAGCGGCGCCGGGCTCATCCAACAGGATGGCATCGTGATCGAACTCAAGGGACCGGGCGATATGTTTGTAATCAACGTCGCCATTTGCGGCATCCAGCATCGCGAGCAAGCCGGTTGATGTGTGGATAGGTCCACCCTTCTCAATCGCTTCCAGCACCCGTTTACCGCCTTCTGAGCGGTTGGCGGTTTCAACGTCGATCACCTTGTCAAGAAACACACGGCCATTCTCACGGCGCACATTCTCATTCCATGCGCCGATCCATCCGAGATTGATCCCTTCCGGGTCTCTTGCTGATACGAACTTGCCGTTAATGGTCGGGTGGCCGAGTGGTGCCGGGGTGCGCTCCAGACCAGAGAAGCTCTTCTCGATCTCGTCTGCCGGATACATGATGCTGTTCATCACGACGTTGTCAGGAAGAGTTGCAGATGGCACGATCACAACGTCGCGGCCATTTCTCTTCTCGTGTCTAATCGCACCGGCGTTAGCCAGTGATCGGATATTCACCCGAACTGTTTTCATTGATCAGTCCTCGATTTCAGGATTTGCGGGCAGCCCTGTCTCTTGATCGACGTTGTCGTCGTCTTCATCCCGGTATCGCTGATTATCTGTCAGTGGCTCTTTGCCCACGACTTCGCGCATTTCTTCCGGAGTGAAGATCCACTCGGTATTGCCCATCTTCTGATTGGCGTCGGCCATCTTGGTCACACGGTCGATCTTCTCAGTCATCGATGCCTCAGTCAGATCGGACCAGTCGAGATGCCAATCCTTCTCAGGCAGTATCTTGAAGCGCTCGAGACGGTTCACAAAGTCCATGATGTTCGGGCGAACTGTGTTGTTCCGCCGAGACATGTTGGTCTGAGCCCATTCATTCGCATCCTCAGTACTCGCGCGCTCGCCTGTCTGTGAACCGACAAGGATCTTTACCGGCATCGATATGGAGGCAGCGAAGGACTGTAGAGCGATGGCAAAGAAGTGCTCTGGGCTTGGCAGGGTTACACTCAGGCTCTTGGCCTGCATGCCTTGGATCATCAGGAGCTTATCGAAGCCCTTCTGCCAATCCTCGACCTGCTCATTCATCTTGTCGGCTATTTCTTCGACGGAAACCCCCATGGCCTTCGCCATTTCCTCGATCTTGGCCTCTGGATCGACTTCGAGGACCGGAGCTGACTTAGCGTTCTTCCAGAAGCCTTCACCGCCTGCCCCGCTGATCTTCTCCAGCGTCAACAGATCGTTATAGCCTGGCTCAAGAAGCGACTTACAATCCATAGTGCCATCGCGTGACCAGATCACTACCCGGTCAGGGTGGAGCTGGAACTGCCTCGGCTGATTGTTGGTGTTGTCACCTACACTGGCTTCGTTGAACAGATACATGAGCGGCTGACCGTAGGTCTGGCTCGTCTGATCTGTATCCCACTTAGAGACTTGCAACTGTCCTTCCCAAGCCGGAATGACTTCAACAAGGCCAAGGATGCCCCCCGGCACAGTATCGACCGGCTCAGAGAATGTCTTGCTATCAGCCAGACGAAGGATCAAACCGCCGTATCTGCCAACCAGTGAGCGTCTATCGGCCTCTGCAATGCGTGACCATACCCGAAGGTCAGTAAAGCGCTCGCGGATTTCCTTCTCGACCTTGGTTTCTTCCGTTGACTGCCCTTGAGAGCCGTCCCGCTGCTTCTCTTGCAGAAATGGCGCATCCTGCCACGTCTTGAGAATAGTCTTATCTACGCCAGCCGCACCGACACCATTCCGGCAATACATCCCGTACAGCATGTCGAAGCTGATGAACTCAGGATAACCGAAGTCAGCATAGTGATTGTGCTTTGCCGTCGCGAAGAAGCCCGGGAACATAACGTCGAGCCGACGCGCCGCAGCATTAGCCAAGGCTCGAATAGGGTTCATCTGTGCCTCTTTGTAAGGAGCATGGCGACCTGCTTAGTGTCACCCAGCATTAATTCAGTGACGGCCCATACAAGCGCGTCCACTTTGTCGGGCGATCCCTCGCCAGCAAAGCCATCAGGAGCCATAAGGCACATCTGATCTTCCAGTTCTGGCATCCCGCCAACGTGCGAAACCTTGCCTTGCTCGTATAGGGCCGCGACAGGCTCAGCTCGTGCCACCTTGCCCCGGCTGGCTGTGACCTCTTTGTATGAGACGTTCTTGTCCGTGGTCTTGATGACGTGCTCAACCATTGCGCCGCCGAAGTTCCGTTCAGCGACAACCCGATCAGCCTCAAATTCGTGATATGCCTCAACAGTACGCCTGCCCCAGCCTGCAGGAGAGAGTTTGCAGGATCTGTCAGCCAGAACATAAGCCCTGCCGTCAACACCCTTACCGGCCACGATTATGCCGATATCGTCTCCCTCGTCGCTGCTGCCCTTGGTGCCGGATGGATCGACCGCCACGACAACACGGACCAGCTCAGGAACCGTTCTAATCCGGCTCTTGTCTAGTTCCGAGCGCGTCCACAGCGCTCCAGGCAGATCATCAATGATTTCGGCTTCAAGTTCCTGACGGCCTAGACGTGTACCCTCGTACTTGTCCTTGATCGCCTTAAGGAATGTCGGTGCAAGATTGCCTGCATTGTCGAATGTCGAACCGCGTGTGACCACTGTCTTAGGATCGGCAATAATCTCTTTCAGCAATGGAACAGGCTTAGGCGTTGTGGTGATGCACACCCGCGGATTATCACCCAGGCGAAGACCGAACATTGCCATGTCCCATGTCTCACGCAGATACTTCCAAGCTGCCAGCTCATCGCACCACATGGCTTCATGCTGTGGGCCACGTAGACGCTCAGGCTCTTCGGCAGAGAACAATGTGGCTACTGCACCATTCGCCCACGTTACCCGGCGCTTGGATGGTTCATACATTGGCTTGCCAAGGACTTCGCCTTTTGCCGTCCGATCCCCTGCCCAGCATACAGCGAGCAAACCGCTCTCACCTTCAACCATAACGTCTCGGGCGTCGGATGCTGTCGGAGCGATAAGACCGATACGCATGGCACCGGCTCTAACCTGTTCTCTCGTCCACTCTGCCCCGGTTCTGGTCTTTCCGAACCCACGGCCTGCAAGGATCATCCATGTGAGCCAGTCACCATCTGGGGCAACCTGTGCAGGTCGAGCAAGAAAGCGCCAGTCATGCAGGAGGGCTTTACATTCCTCGTCAGTTAGCGCCGCCAGAATTGCTGTTCTTTGGGCTTCCGACATTTTGGCGAGAGATGAGAGATTGAAGCTTGGTTCTTGCATCTGTCACCGTCAAATCACCTGTCACATCGGCCTCGACGCGATCCACGAACAATTTATGATATTTCCCCAATAGCCCCCACGCGCTCACACGAGCCCCGTGAGAGCTTCCTTCACCATGGCGGGTAGCTTCCTCAAACAATCCCCGAAGCACTCTCTCGGCGCTTAAATCGAGCTTCTCGGCGGTCTTCCCGGCCTTTGCTGCGATGGCTTCTTGCACCTTAACATTTGTTAACAGGCGTGAGCCTTGCTCTGTTGCTGTCTTCTCGCTGTAACCCGCCCGTATCGCTGCCTGTGTAGCATTCAGGTCAATCAGGTACTCAGCTACAAATCGCTCTTGTTTCGCGGTTAGGTTAGCCATTCACTATACGCCCTGCTTCACTCACCAGGTTTCGGTGGTGAGCGTATGCATCCCTGAAATGCGCTTCGAGATCACATGACAGCGCGTCAACATCGATTGGCTGGACACTCATACGAACGCCACCGGCTTCATAGGTAAACGGACCTTCACCCATGGCGTAATCCATATCCACGGTTGACTTAACCGTCTCCTTGACATTCTCCGGCCTTGGCAGCGCCATTGCAGGAACGGCAGCAGCTACAGGCGCGAGGCTTAGGAAGGATAGGAAGCGGCGACGGTTCATTGCTTGGCTCCGATTGTGTATTGCGGGCGTGTACCGTTTTTGCCTTGGCTGACCCTACTTTGAACGTCAGCCGATTTGCCGTCGCATACTGAGATATAGACGCTATATCCGTCGTTAACGCGCCATAACCGGCAACCCTCAACAACCGCGATCAACTGTGCCACTGCGCCATTTTCAGAGCGCTGAACTTGCATTGCGTCCTGCCCACATCCTGCAAGCATCAGCAGCACCATCAAGCAAAAAGCGTGCTTCGTGCGCATTCCATTCTCCTGATTGATTTACCGGTCTTGCCCACTTGATCCGCATTATGAGGGGATATCTGACCCCGGAGCGGACGGACGGCTTCTACAGCCTCGAATGTGGCCTTGTTCCAAGCGACCGGCTGTCTCGGTTGGAGATACCCGCTCCCTACATAGAAAAGACAACGCCATTGCTGGCTGTCAGTCGGCCTTCGGCAATCTGGCGCTGACGGCGGGCAACTTCACGAGCGCCGTTCGGCGTATACCGGCGCCCGCCAATGCGAATGCGCTTGCTGACACCACGCTTGCGGTGATGCTTGACCTGATCAGTGATATAAGGCGGGACTGATCCCAAAAAGAAACCACGAACTGACGACAGCAGTGCTGCCGCCATGACACTAAAGCCAAAGCGCATATCGTTCTCCGATGTTTGATAAAGAAAAACCCCGCACTAGGCGGGGCTGAAAAGCATTATGCAGTTTTTGCATATTGCTCGAAACTGTGCGGCACTCTCTCCGCCCGTCACCTTGCGCTTATCTACAGGTCAGCTAACCAGTCCGTCGAACTGATGCCTCCATTCGGGAGCGTCAAAGGTCCAAACCCGATTTGGCGCTGTGGAAGGATTTGCACCTCCCGGCAACCGGTTGGACATTCGGTTGCCTGCTACTTGCACCCGCTTATTCTTGCCCATCCGCTTAAGCAGCGGGTTTCATTTTCTCTCTGAGAGAAGGGATGTTTCTGGGCTTAGCGTCCGGCGTCATGAAGTAATTTGGTCCACGAACGCAACTCTCGGACGATACCGTTTGTTGATGTGAGTTATGATCGTTTTCGGACACAACGTCTAGCCCGTCTGTAAACCGAACGAGATACAATCGGTTGCGTTCGTTCGCTATACGTTGACATAACTCATCAATTTTCCTTTTCAATTTTCGATCATTCATCAAGTTTTCTGATGCAAATCGACTGAGTTTCATGCCTCGTCGGGTCTTCACATATGCCCAACCATACAAAAGCTTGCGGTCTGCTTCGGTATCGAGAGCATTCACCCACTCCCAAGTTTGATACATCCGGTCGATTGCTGAGGCTTCTGGGCGGCGTTTGTAACGCGCCGGGGCGGCACCGTAACCCATATTGAAGTTATCGGGCTTTGTGTTCGGCATTGCTCCGGCTGCCCATGTCGGCCCTTTCTCACCAGGCATCAACATCAATGTGTCTGCAGCTTCAAGAACGCGGGCTTCTATGTCCTTGTGTGTCCATGCTTGGTAATTCATGCTGCCTCCAGCCATTCTAAAAGGTCGCCTTGGATGGGTTCATAGAAACGCACCGAGATAAGCACACGCAAAACATGGGTTGTCGGCATTCCGCAGTTCATGGCCTTTGCCTTTCTGCGCAGGCTACCGAGGTCAATGGCGTCGAAGTCATCGAGCAACGTCCGTCTCTTGACCAACTCCGGAGTTCTCACGATCACCGATGAAACAGCCTTGATCATGTCAGCGTACAGTTCCATCGAGTTTTGACGGGTGCCGACCATCAACTGCAGAACAAGGCGAAGATGATCCTCGCCGTGCTCTCGTCCTATTTCCCTCAGTGTTGGCTTACAGAAGCATTCCCTTGCCTTCCGGCTTGTCGGTGAATGGTCACAGCTTGCCCGTAGGATGACGCCACACTGGCGGGCTACACGGTAGATATCGCAAGGGTGTCTAGCCATCTCTGAACCGCTTTCTGCGCCTTATCTCGCCTTCCAGCTTATCGCGTGTGGTGCCGAAATCCCGATGCAGGATCGCAAAGCCGCCTTCTTCTTCCCACGCCTTTGTGTTGGCCTTGAAATCGTCAATCAGGATGTCGCCTGGTGAATGCATGAAGAGCGGCTTATTGCGCCCGCCCATCACCGGAAGTATGTCGCATGTCTTTGACAGATGCTCTCTCACCCATGCCCGTTTTTGTCTCGCCACCGGCGCATAGTTCGATTTCGGGCAGGCAGTCAGAATGATCGGGTTTAGCCATGCGATCTTATCGAAGAATACTTTCGCACCGGGGCACTGTGGCATGTCTCGGAAGTATGACGGGTGAGCGTTGATTGTCGCCCACATTGCATCATCAGCCATCCCTCGATGATCAACACCGAACAGAGCCGGGAAGTAAGCGTCAAAGTCAGCCATCACGCCATCAAGATCTAAGTATAGTCTGGGTAATGTCATCCTCCACTCGCCTCCGAAGCATAGAGGTCTTCGGCTGTATGACCAGCCATCATGTGAGTGCGCACCAACTCCTCAACACATGCTGCTTTCTCACTTTCCTTGTAAGAGCGGCCAAACGTTATGCCACTTTCATGCCTTTGCGGCGTGTAGCTGCCAAACAGCCACTTGTACTCAACCGCCGAACGAAGGGCGTCTAATTCCGAAACAGTATATGCTCGCTCACTCATGCCGCCGCCCTCTTCCGCTCGACTGGAATAACCTTGCCGTTCTTCCTGATCGGCTTAAGTGATGGGAATAGCGCTTCTGCCTCATTCTTGGCCGTGGAAGCGAATTCACCACACCTCAGGTATTCCGTGTTCATGTATGCGAGAAGGTGCCTGAGCGCCTCCTCAGTGGCTTCCAGCTTGGTTTGAAACACTTTTGGCTTATCGCCTTTGTCCATCACTGGCTTTGGGCGTCCGTGCTGTGCAAATCGGATCATCACACGGTACCCCATTGGAACTGGCTGTGCGTACGCTGCAAAGTGGTTCATACCAGCCACCCCCAATTTCTTCCGGTCTCTATGTGCCAAATGGCTGTTGGGCTTACATTAAAACGCTTTGCGAGCACCTTTTTCTCAATCGAAGGCAATAGCTTCTTGATCTCACGAACGTCATTCTCAGATAGCTTCGCACATGAGTTCTTCTCGCCCCTTGGTTCAGTTCCATGCTCCCACCTGTCGGCCTGATTAACTTTGGGCGTGGCCCACCTCAGATGACCCGCTGAAACACAAGCTCGATTGCCGCAAGTATGTGCAGCCTCATATCTTTTATCTGGCGGTTCGCCATTTGCTGCCTGGCAAACAAAGCGAGATACGCGAATTGGACCATTTCCAAACCCAGCCACTGCATAGCCGTTATGGTTCTTTCTGTAAGGCCAGATTAGGCAATCGCTGCCGTCATGTTTCAGCGCAACATTAAGAACAAATGATTTTTGCTCTCCCACCTTCTTCGTAGGGCGCATAGCATTCCCGTAGCGCTTCCATCGTTGATAATGATTTGCACACCATCCACGAGAAACGGCAGGGCTCTCGCATTCTTTGATCGAGCAAATTTTCTTCATTCCACCCTCACAGCAAACCCATTGGATTTTCGATGATTTCACACTTGATCAGTTCGGGCTCATTCATGCCGCCCTGATCGACAAAGCTGGTTGTGCTGCCGTGCCAGCCACATTCCACATCACGCGGCCACTGGCTCTCTCTGGACAGGGCGAGGAATATCTTGGCCTTGTCTTCGTTCTGCTCAACCAGATCAGACCAGAACTCGTGCAAATCGCTCATCTTTGACGGCTCATGCTCTTTCAGGAACACGACAGGACGGAACGGGATCAGCACATGGTCTGCATCTCGCTCGATGGCGCCGATCAGATCCGAATACCTAGGCTTCTTGGCAAGCAAACCGTGGAAGAACTTCTCATTGATCGTCGGCTTGTAATCAGCGAACACGTTCTTCTTAAGCTGCGCACAGCCAATAATCGGAATATCCAGATCACGAGCGATCTGCTTAAGCCTTGCCGTCACGATCTGCCCAAATTCCCAATCTGCCAGCTTCTTTTCGTTCTTGTCCCGGTCGATGAGGCCCATGTGGTCGATAACGACGAGCCCTTTCCCCTTTTTGGAAACAAAGTACCGAACCCGCTCTTCGATCTGATCCAGCGTCAAACGCTTCTGCTGGATATAGATTTGCTTGTCCTTGTTGGCATTCCGGAAGCTCATCAGGCGTTCAAAGTCGTTCTCTGTGACCTTGCCGCGCTTCTGCCGGTTCACCGTGACATTGGTTTCACGGCTGCTTTCACGCATTGCCAGCTCTTTTGCCGACATTTCACCGGAATAGAACCAGACTGCATTACCCTCAGAAGCCGCGCCCATTGCCAGCTGACCAGCCAATGCTGACTTACCCTGCTTTGTCGCGCCGCCAAGGATTATGAGCTGTCCGCCACACATTGGGCCTATAAGCTCCTCAACTGGTCGGAAGCGGTAACTTATCCCGGTTCCCTTCTTGCCCTTGTATGCCCTGTCTGTGTCGTCAAGAGCGTCATCCAGAGCAGAGCCGAACGACACAGCGCCATAGATATCGTCACCATCGGACAGAGCCTGACTGATTTCAGTGATTGCCTTCTCACCGATCTTTGCAGGGTCACTGTCTGTCTCAATGTTCTGGGCCGTCTTGATCATGTCTTCGGCGACAGCAACGATCTGACGGCGCTTGTACAAGTCAACCAGCATTTGTGCGATCTGGGGAAGCATTGAAGGCGGTAGGGAATGCTGCGCACATGCACGAGCCACAAGCTTGCCGACTGTCGTGTCATTGTCGATATTCTTATCCCAAGGCAGAAAAGGCTTGATCGTGATCGGAGCCGCAACTTTCCCCTGCTTAATCAGATCTCCCATCACCTGATAAACATCACCAAGAACACCCTGTGAGAAGTGAGCGGGCTGCAGCATCCCGGCAACAAGTTGGAAAGCATCGTTGTTCACCAGGATCGTGCCGATAATTGCGCCTTCACCGTCAACATTGCAGATTTCAGGCTGGTACTGGTCTTGATCATATTTGCGAAGGGCGCTCATGCTGCCAGTCTCCGTAAGCTAATTGGGCAGTTTTCCTCAAATACAGCTCTGGAAAACCCTTGTGGTGTTGCGCTTCTAAGATCAGCCCGGTCAGCGGACGGAGGCATGAGCCACATTTTCGAACCAAGCACCGCATCGACCGGCTTCCTGGCCGGCATTACGAAACCATTTCCGGTCCAAAGGCATGTCTTCTTTGTGTATGCCTCACTGTCCGGATCATCCGCGTAGCCGGCATAATCAGAAGGATGGAAATAGAAATCGGGCTTGCCGATGTGTGGAAGGCTGGAAAGAACGCCGACAGGGTTTTCACAGAAGTATGGAGCGCCTGACCAAGCCGCCGCCTGTCTGCCCGCTTCGAACAGTTCAATTGCATCACGCAACATGATGCCGCCCTTCTTTATGAAGTCTCTGGCGCCGGCAACCGTGACATCCGTGCAAGGTGAGAACGAACCAACGAAGATGATTTCCAGGCCAGCCGGCGGGCGCCACGAACGTGCATCACCCCAGACAAAATTAATGTTCCCGATCTTTCGGTCTTTCCGGATCGAGTGCTGAACATCAACACACCAGCATTCAATCCCCGCATCGGCCCATGGCTGCGCTGCGATACCTGTCTTGTCGTAAAGGAAAATTGCAGCCAGCTTCTTCATGCCGCCACCTTCAGATCCATTTTGGTTTGCTGGCGCTTGGCCTGTGTCTTGGCCTTCTTTGCTGCGCGGGTGGCTTCCTGATGCACCTTGCCGCCCGATACAAGCCAGAACATGATCCCGATAGCGTCAGAACAGTTGTCGTCCTTCGGCTTCAGATTACGCCTGGCGCATTCTTCAAGAACCTTGTCCTTGATCCATTTGCGCCGTTCATCCGCG